TTTGAGCATAACGACCTTGCTACAGTCTTTAAAATAATGAATGACCAGAGAAAGCAGCAATAATGTCGGGCGTCCAATACAAAGCCGAAGTCATCGGTATTCGAGACACCGTACAAATGCTGAAAAAGACTGAGCCTGAGATCTTTAAAGAGTTTCGGTCTAAAGCCAAATTTGCTGTTGACCCAATAGTGAAGGACGCTCAGGCCCGACTAACTGCAGCGTCAGCTAAATACGGCGTACCGTTGCCTGGCATGCGACGCCGTTGGGCGCCCGGTGGCAGACAGATCTTTCCTTGGAACCAGCAGAAAGCCATTAAAGGCGTCAAGGTGCAAGTACGCCCTAGCAAGACAGCGTTTCTGAGTGTGACCCAAAGAGAAATCGGTCCTGCTGTATTTGACATTGCAGGACGAAAAAACAACAGCGTTTTTGCTACAAACCTAAACACTTACGCTCGAGCGTCTCGGTCTATGTGGCCAGCTGCCGAAAGCAAAGAGGACGAAGTAACAAAAAATCTTGCTAAACTGGTTGATTATGTCAACGAGAAAACAAATAAGAAACTAAGGTTCTAGGCATGGCTGGCATAACTATTCCCCTTATTACCGAGTTTAAAGACGTCGGTATTAAGCAAGCCATCAAAGAGTTTAAGAAACTGGAGACAGCCGGGCAGAAATCACAGTTCTTAATTAAGAAAGCCGCCGTCCCTGCCGCCGCCGCATTAGGCGCTGTAGTCGCTGTTATCGGTTCCGCTGTTGGTGCCGCCATTGAAGATCAGGCTGCACAGGCGTCGCTGGCCCGACAGATCAGAGCAAGCACTAAAGCAACCGACAAACAGATTAAAGGCGTAGAAGAATATATTTCTAGCCTTGGGCAGTCTGTCGCTGTGTCTGACGGCGACGCTCGACCAGCGTTACAGGCGCTTGTAGTCGCCACTAAAGACGTCACTAAAGCACAGGATTTGCTTAACATTGCAATCGACATAAGCGCTGGTACAGGTAAGGACCTTGCGAGCGTTTCTGACGCCCTGGCTAAAGCGTATGCGGGCAACATGCGAGGCCTACAGGCCCTGTCGCCAGAACTTAAAGCCATGATTAAAGACGGCGCCAGCCTTGATGAAGTTTTAGGCGTACTTAAAACTAACTTTGGTGGCGCTGGCGAAGCCGCCGCTAACACTGCAGCTGGCGGCATGAAAAAACTTGGCATTGCTTTTGACGAAACTAAAGAATCTATTGGTATGGCATTTTTGCCTGTCTTTGAAAAACTGTTGCCTGTCGTACAAAAATTTAGCGCTTGGGCCGAAAAGAACCCGCAACTCCTTGCCGTAGTCATTGGCGCTATGGGCCTACTTGCTGTCTCTATTCTTGCTGTCAATGCGGCCATGCTGTTAAACCCTGCCGTAGCAATTACCGCCGCTGTTATCGCTTTAGGCGTCGCAGTCGTCATGGCATACAAAAAATTTGAAGGATTTAGAAATGTTGTCAGATCAGTAGTCAACGGCATTATGACCTATGTCGAATTTATGGTTAACGGCTGGATTAAAGCTGTCAATATTATTATTAAAGCAATGAATCTGATACCGGGCGTAGACATTAAAGAGATCGGCGGCGTCAAGTTTGGGCGTATGGGTGGCGAGCCTGGCGCTGCACCTGGCGTGCATGATTCGGGGCAGACTCGAGCGCCAGCTCTGTCTAGTAACAACCGTGGCATGGCCGGCTCTACAGGTAGCACCGTCACAGTCAACGTGCAGGGTGCAGACCCTAACGCTGTCGTACAAGCGCTACAGAGATACGTCAGGACTTCAGGCCCTGTGCCAGTAAACATTAGAGCGATGTAATGGCAACGCTTACTTGGCGCATAAGAAACTTAACTCAAAGCAATCTTGACATAACGCAATATTTGCGATCTTTGACTTACACCATCGGTCGACAAAATGCTGTATCGCCTTACGCTGGCGGCAATTTTAGTTTTACTATGACTAACACAAGCAACCAAGTGCAGTACGCAGAAGTGCAAGACGAGGTTGAAATTTCTGTTAAAGGTACTGGCGCTTATTTTGTTGCTTTCCGTGGTTTAGTTTCACAACGGGAATATCAAGACGGCACGGGTAGTGCCTTAAATTCAACGGTCACAATTAGCGGCGTTGATTTAATAGGCATGTTTGGCCCTATAAACAATGTGAATATTAATGAAATTGCTGTCAATGATTTATTAGACGACTATTCGGCTGCTGTTTATTACGCAAGCCTTTTAGGTTCTACTGATTTAGACATGACTTCAATGACAACACCAAATAATGCTTTACAGGCTGTCAACAATGTTATTGCTGGCGACGGCGGCGTCGTTTCTAATCGCACATATTATTCGCCTAAAGAGATGGCCACTGATGTAGTGCAAAACAATTTTACTTTGGAACCAACAGCGTCAGCGTCAAAGATTGCTTACCAAACTTTTAGTCGAGTTGAAGGTGCGGCAAACGGCACTTTCTTTACTTCATCGTCAGTGACAAATCAAAACGGCGGAGCAGCTGCAACAGCCAACGCAGCAAACGTGCTTTTTTACGGCCAAAGATTTATTACCGTAACGACAGCAGAATCAAGCCTGTCAGATACTGACGACTGGTACGCCAACGCTTTTAGCAACCCAAACGATTACACGCTGTTTATGTCGTTTACTGATGTGGCCCAAAATGCAACAGCTTTAGACTTTTTGCCTGACGACCTGTTTTTTGAACCTAGTTGGACAAACGTTAGTTTTACGCCACCGGGCGGCAGTGCTACTACGGGCTGGTACTGGCCTGAACAGCTGTCAGTAAATGTGACGCCAGCCTTGACAACAGTTGACCTAGTTATGTCGCCTATATCGTATTACGGCAGATTTATATTAAACGACGCTGTATTTGGCGTCCTAGACGTTGATCGCTTAGGCGTCACAGAATAAGGTGGAATTATGACAGTCAACACAACTTTTACAGCTGGCAATATTCTTACCGCTGCAGAGATGAACGCTTTTGGCCGTGGTCTGATGGCTACGCCAGCGAAAGGCGATACGACAGACTCAACTATTACCGCTGAAGAGTTAATGCTTACCTACACTTTTAACGCTGTTAACGGGCGTAACTACAGCATCGTTTATTTCGAACCGTCAATATCGGGAACCAGCGCTGGTACTTTGACCAGCCGTATCAGAATTAACAACATTACCGACACAGTGCTAAATCAAAGTTTTGCAATTATCCCAACGGCAACAACGACAAACTGCATGACTCAGCTGATCTACACCGCTACGGCGTCAGGGTCTTTTACTATTGTTGCGTCTTTACAGGCGTCAGCAGGCACAGTGACAGCCACTCGAAGCGGTACAAAATTTTCGCAGTTGTACGCTTTAGACATAGGCACTGGCTACTAATGAATATTACTAATCCACCTAAAGCGCTGATTGTCCTGTTTGGTTTAGCAGCTATAACAGTGCTTATGTTTTCAGGAAAAATCGAGCAGTCAGCCGGGACAGGACTCATCGGCAGCATTGTTGGCTACGGCATTGGGAACGGCATTAGGGGCACTGCCGAGACGCCGCCCATTATCGGCAGGAAACCTAAGTGACGATACGGCCTTATACCGGGCTGAAAGATTCTGTGCACGCACGCCCTCGAGCAGGAACGACAGCGTTTGTCAAATATCTAGAATTTCTCTTTGATGTCAACTGTCTAGGCATATTTGCTGATCGTCTTATTAAGAGTTCTGGCATGCCTAACCCGCCTAAATCGGTCCATTCAACATGGCGTGCTTTTGACCTTGGCGCCAAATCTAATACCAGGTACAAACTTATAGAGTTCCTATATACGCACAGAGACATTCTTGGCATAGAAGAAATCCATGACTACAGCAACACCTATAAGCCGTCCCGTTTTGGTTGGGGCGCTGGCTACCGCTGTGATCGTGACTCTTGGAAGGTTTACGAAAAGAACACGATTGGCAGCAAAAACGGCCAGTGGGTACATGTGGAAATTTCGCCTTTGTTGGCTGACCATCCCGACATTGTGGCCCATGCATTTGAGACGATCTTTAAGGGTACTTGACATAGCGCCTACCCTTCGGTAAACATAACCCGACCTTAACCCCGACTAAAGGACACGAAAATGTATAAATACCTCATGGCTTTGGCTTTGACCTTTACAGGGTTAGCTGTGGCGTATGGCGGCGGTAACCCTCCCGTCGACATCGCCCCGCTAGCCAGTCCCGTATACGACACTGTAGATATTCTCAGTCCTGAGCAACAGATCGCCCGCATTGAGGCTTTAAACGCCTCTACAGCGCCTCCAATGCCTGAAACGACTGTTCCTGTTGTAGACGCTTTTGCTTCGTATAAATGTGGCGTGTGGTTTCCGCTGGCAATTAGCCAGGGCTGGCCCGATAACCCGATAGTGCTCAAAACTTTAGACCGTGTTATGTGGCGTGAATCTCGCTGTACCCCTGACGCAGACTCAGGACCCGATCACGGCTTAATGCAGATCAACCAAATACACAGTGATTACATTGACCAGCTCGGCTGGACTCATGAAGGCATGAAAGACGCTACCGCTAACTTGCGTTTTGCTTATCTGCTTTGGTCTGGCCGTGAAAAGAATGGTCAGTGCGGCTGGACGCCTTGGTCAATCAAATGTTAGGTGATCGTCCCGACTGGCAAAATAAGGCTGCATGCCACGACACACCAACAGTTCTGTTCTTCCCTACTAACCCTCGAGACAGCAAAAAAAACCTTGAGATTATTACGCCTATCTGCGACGGCTGCCCTGTGTATAGCGACTGCTTCATGTACGCAATGTCGTTTGGCGAGAAGCAGCTGACGGGTATTTGGGCTGGCACGACAGAGCGCCGAAGGCAAGAGCTAAAACGATCCTGGCTTTATGCTGTACCGGCGTGATATGGTCCCGTTTACCCGACACCCGAAAGGAACCCGACATGAGTAACCAAATGCAAGAATTATCGGCAGCTATCGCTAAAGCCGATATCGCTATGAAAGCAGCAGCTTGGCAGATAGAACAAATGCGATCAGATATTGACCAGTTACGCAAATGTTTATTTGAGCTGGCGTACACCTGTGAAGAACACGGTATAAACCTTGTCAACCTGACCAAAAGCAGTCAGGACACCATTGTTGCTATGCGTTTAGGCGGCTTCAAATGAACCTTGGCGACTATGTAGACGTGCCTACACGCTTTCGTTTGGCGCTTGACAAATGGCCTGACCTACGAGTAGTGGAGACACCAGCCGAAGTAGTCACGATAGGCGACAGAACTTTTATTAGCGTCACCGTCAAGGTTTACCGTGACCTGTTAGACCTGTTGCCCTGTGTCGCTACAGCTTGGGAACCGTTCCCCGGCACGACACCGTATGTGCGAAACAGCGAAATGATGAATTGCAGCACTAGCGCTTTAGGTAGGGCTTTAGGCATGATGATTCCGTTTGGCAAAATGGCGTCGTTTGAGGAAGTGCAAAACCGCCAAAACGATACGCCAGCAGCTGCACCTCGACAGCCTAAAATCATTGTGGACATGCCAAACAAAGAAGTATGGCCTGTGTCTAAGAAACAGTTGCAGGAACTATCAGAGCTTGGTTACGGCGGCGCTGTTCCGGCTAATTGGAATGAGGCCAACGCCATCATTAAAAGAATGCAGGTGAAGTAATGCAACTGTTTGACATGGACAACTACCCAAAACTGAAGTATTACCGCCCGATTATTGTGACGCCCGAGCTTGCGCTCCGTTTTGAGTCAAAGGTAATTCGTGATGATTGCATGCCAAACGGCTGTCACATTTGGACAGGTGCACTAAGCGTTAAGGGTTACGGTTGCACACAGATTGACGGTAAAGGAGTTAGAGCGCATCGGGTTAGTTACACAATTTATAACGGCGAAATACCTCATGGCATGCAAGTTTGTCACCGTTGCGATAACCCGCCTTGTGTCAATCCTGCACATTTATTTCTTGGTACTCAATCAGATAATGAGCAAGACAAATTAAGCAAAGGTCGCAATTACCAAAAAAATAAGACTCATTGCAAACATGGTCACCCGTATAGCGGCGATAATTTGCACGTTAGGCCTGACGGCGAAAGAGAATGTCGTACTTGTCGCAAAGCAAGTAATCTTCGCAAAAAATTGAAGGCGTTGTGAAAGAGTCCTACTTTCAGTCTCAAGTCATCATGCTTGCTAAGTTGCATGGCTGGCTGGTGATGCATACTCGAGCGGTAGAGATTCGCCCGGGCGTATGGAAAACACCGTTGCAAGGACACGCAGGTTTCCCCGATCTAGTGCTCGTACATCACGATAGAGGCCTTATCTTCGCAGAGCTTAAAAGCGACAAAGGGAAACTATCTGCCATGCAGATCGTATGGTCTGAAGCGTTGACCATTGCAGGGCAGGAAGTGTACGTGTGGCGGCCTAAAGACATTCAAGAGATATCCACAAGGCTTGCTCGCAAGACTTAACATAATTAAACATAAAACCGACAACAGCAGCTCATACAGAGATGAGCATTAGCCCCGGCACCAGCTGAACTGTGCCAACGGGGAACATACGGTGACGTAGGTAGACGACTATGTCATGGATTTCTTCTATGCCAAGAATGTCTCTGTGCGT